CTGCACCAACTACCGCACCAAACGCAGCAAATTTATTAGCGCAACCCTACCGCGCTATTCGTTTAACTGGTGCAACCGCTGGTGACACTCTAACGGTAATTCAATCCGGAGTTAAGTAATGCCTGTTTACCTCGACACTCGGGGTAACAGTGTCCTGTCTGTGGCGATCTGTGATCGCTGCAGCAGGAAATTTGCGTACACAGAATTAATGCCCGACCCAAATTTTCCGGGTATGCGCGTTTGCAAAGAAGATTTAGATAAGTTTGACCCATGGCGTTTACCTGCACGTCAAACTGAAAACATCGCGTTACGTTTCCCACGTCCAGACGTATCTGTTGCTACCGGACCAATCGGTGGTAATCAGATTATGACAGAGAACGGATTCCAAAATAACAATTCTATGTTTATTGATGGCGTATCTCCGTTTAGTGGAAACACTCAAGGTGATTTGAACACAGCGAGTAACGTTGAGCCAAATATACAAGTTTTATATCCGTACATTTACACAGTCACGCCGGCATCAGGATCCATAGCTGGCGGCACCCTTGTTACTTTAATGGGTGCTAATTTTACTGATGTGACTACGGTTAGATTTGGTGGAGTCGTTGCGTCTTTTTCACTAGTTAATTCAACTCAGATTGTTGCGACAACACCACCATATCAAATTACTGGTATGGTTGACGTTAGCGCAGGATCTCCATTTGGAACCGCTACCAAGCATGGTGGCTTTACATATACATAAAACATGGCAGATCGTTCAATAACACAACTGCCAGTTGCGAATACAGTTAACGGCAACGAAGTAACTGTAATTGTTCAACAGGGTGTCACAAAGCAAGTAGCTATTGGGTTAATTGCTAACGCAGTGTCGCCCGGAAAATTTATTACTAATATCACGTACGATCCTAACACGTACATGATAACAATTTATTACAGCGACGGCACCACTCAGATGATTGGTCCTGTGCCGGGATTTCAGAGCGCTTATATCGACGGCAGCGGTAATTTAATTTTAGTTGGCACCGATGGGACGCTTTATAATTTAGGACCTGTCATCGGTCCGTCAGGATTTAGCGGCTATTCAGGACTGAGCGGCTTTTCTGGTTTTAGCGGCACATCTGGACTCAGTGGTTATTCTGGATCGGGTGTGAGTGGCTTTTCTGGTTTTAGCGGACAGTCTGGTTTAAGTGGATTTAGTGGCGCATCTGGTTTTAGCGGACAGTCTGGTTTAAGTGGATTTAGCGGAGTCTCCGGTTTTAGTGGCACTAGCGGTATCTCTGGCTTTAGTGGAACATCTGGTTTTAGTGGCGCTAGCGGTATTTCTGGCTTTAGTGGAGCATCTGGTTTCAGTGGCGCTAGCGGTATTTCTGGCTTTAGCGGAACATCTGGTTTCAGTGGCGCTAGCGGTACCTCTGGTTTTAGCGGAACATCTGGTTTCAGTGGCGCTAGCGGTATCTCTGGCTTTAGTGGAACATCTGGTTTTAGTGGCGCTAGCGGTATCTCTGGCTTTAGCGGAACATCTGGTTTTAGTGGCGCTAGTGGTATCTCTGGCTTTAGCGGAACATCTGGTTTCAGTGGTAGATCTGGATTTAGCGGATTCTCTGGCGCAGTAGGAGCTGGCGGCACAATTGGTCACTGGGGATCGTTTTGGGACACTACCGATCAGGTTGCAGTATCAGCCAATACGGCCTACCCAGTTACATTAAACAGCGCCGACCCAAATAATACCGGCGTAAACGTTGTATCTAACAGCCGAGTAACATTTAGTAATGCTGGAGTTTACAGCTTAACATTCTCAATTCAGTTTGTTAATACTGACCAACAAATACATGACGTTAATGTTTGGTTGCGTAAAAATAATGCAGGAAGTGCTGGTGACGTCCCCGATTCAGACACACGATTAAGCATTCAACAAAGACATGGCGGGGTTGATGGCTACGGTCTGATGACCGTTAACTTTGTGCTGCAGTTGGAGGCCAACGACTATATCGAAATGATATGGGCGACAACAAATACTGATGTATCTATCCAATCTATACCCGCGGGAACTTCACCAGTAAGCCCATCAATCCCGGGTGTCATATTCACTGCAACACAAGTCATGTACACCCAGTCTGGTTACAGTGGCTTCTCTGGTATTAGTGGCTTCTCTGGTATTAGTGGCTTCTCTGGCGCGTCCGGGATTAGTGGATTCTCCGGTATTAGTGGCTTCTCTGGCGCGTCCGGGATTAGTGGATTCTCCGGTTTTAGTGGCACCAGCGGTTTCTCTGGAACGAGTGGTTTCTCTGGAACACCCGGCCAGTCTACAAGTTTTTTCTTGTATCGAACAAACACTGGTGCAACTTCAGGGTACCCGGGTGATGGCGATTTGTTGTGGAACAACATAACCCAAACTAGCGCCACGCAGATAAATGTTAGCCACCTAACGGACGACAACACTGACATCGAGATATTTTTATCATTGCTGCAAGCAGATGAATCTTTTATAATTCAAGATAAAAATGTTAGTGAAAATTTTCAAACGTGGTTAATAACCGGTACCCCTACTAAAGTAAACTGGGGCACGTCAACCGCATATTTACAGATACCTGTAACGTTAACAGATTCTGGCGGAACCGGGACATCTGGGTTCGCAAACAATCTAGAAGTATTTTTTGCAATCGTGTCCGGCATAAGTGGATTTAGCGGACAGTCTGGTTTTAGCGGATTCTCTGGCGCTTCTGGCTTTAGCGGCATTAGTGGTTTCAGCGGCATCAGTGGTTTCAGTGGTGATTCTGGTATCAGTGGATTCTCCGGCGCTTCTGGTATCAGTGGCTTCTCTGGTGCTTCTGGTATCAGTGGCTTCTCTGGCACTTCTGGCATCAGTGGTTTCAGTGGTGATTCTGGCATCAGTGGTTTTAGTGGCTTTAGCGGCATCAGTGGTTTCTCTGGCGATTCTGGCATTAGTGGCTTTAGCGGCATTAGTGGTTTCTCTGGCGATTCTGGCATTAGTGGCTTTAGCGGCATCAGTGGTTTCTCTGGCGATTCTGGCATTAGTGGATTTAGCGGCATTAGTGGATTTAGCGGCATCAGTGGATTCAGCGGCTTTAGTGGCGCTTCTGGCATTAGTGGTTTCAGTGGCGATTCTGGTATCAGTGGCTTCTCTGGCATTAGTGGCTTCAGTGGCGTAAGCGGCTTCTCGGGCGCGCAGGGACCTACAGTTTATCCCGGATCAGGTATACCGTTATCAACTGGATCAGCTTGGGGAACATCATATGCCTCAGTTAGCGGTGGAATTGTTGGTACCACCGACACCCAGACACTAACAAACAAACGGATACAGCCAAGGGTGCTGGCATCCACGGCCAATAGTGCAACCCCAACACTAAACACCGATAACTTTGATATGATGGTAATCACTGGTCAATCAGTAGCCATCACCTCATTTACTACCAATTTAAGCGGCACTCCAGTAAACGGTCAAAAGCTATGGATTTCGATCACTGGAACAACGGCTATTGCAATTACGTGGGGCGCTTCATTTGAGTCTTCTACGGTCGCGCTACCAACAACTACAACAGGAACAAATAGACTTGATGTAGGGTTTGTATGGAATGTTGCAAACTCTGATTGGCGTTGCGTAGCAGTCGCATAATGTAGTATAATTAGGCTCGTACGAGTCTAGGAGATTGTATGAAATATAGTATTGTTATACCTACGTATAACCACTGTAATGATTTGTTAAAACCATGTGTTGATAGTATTATTAAACACAGCGACATGAATGATGTCGAGTTAATTATATCAGCAAACGGTTGTGTAGATAACACTAAAGTGTACTTAGATTATCTTGCCACTTTAGTACCAAACTTGATTGTAACGTGGGATGACAAACCGCTAGGCTACGCAAAAGCAACAAACGAAGGAATTAAAAAAGCAACAGCAAACAAAATTGTGTTGCTAAATAATGATACGATTTTATTGGATCAGGCAAAGAATCAATGGCTGCAAATGTTAGAGGCGCCGTTTTTGCAAGAGCCAAACATGGGAATCACTGGACCAGTAATCCAACATTCCCCTGACGCAAACCACATTTTTTGTGTATTTTTCTGCGTAATGATTGACAGAAAAGTATTTGACAGGATTGGTCTGCTTAATGAAGAGTACGGCGTTGGTACCGGTGAGGATGTTGAGTTTTCAATCGAGGCCATGCGCGCTGGATTTCACATGGCAGAGCCCGCACCTAAACATTTACAAAACGGCGAGATGTATGTTGGCACATTCCCAATCTACCACGCCGGTGAAGGCACAGTACACGACACGACATTAGTTCAAAATTTTAATGATGTGTTTAATAAAAATTGCCGCAAGTTAGCCCGTAAATATAATGCACAAGGCTATAAGTGGAGCTTAATGAATAACTTTGAGCGCTACATGGCAATTAAAGGCGAAGAAGTACAGCCACGAGAAAAGGGCAGGTATCTATGGGCCGCAAACAAATTAGTTGGGAGCACCGTACTGGAAATTGGATGCTCGAATGGATACGGATCTCAATTCTTTGGCAACAGCATCTCGTATCTTGGTTTAGACTACGATGAAAAGATTATCGAGGTAGCAAGAGAAGAGGGTTGGGGTGACAATAAGCAGTTTGTGCACGCTGATATTAATACGTTTGAGTTAGGTCAGTATGACACCATCGTAGCGATGGAAATAATTGAGCATATTGATACGGGCTTAGAGATTGCTCAAAAATTAAAGAAGCACTGCAAACGGTTATTGATTACTGTGCCGTATATGGAGACTCCGGGATTTTGGGGCGAGCACCACAAACTGCACATGTTAAACCAATCGCACTTACCCGGGTTTACGTATCAGTTTATGGGCGAGAATGGCGAGATTGCTGATACGCCACATAATGGCATCATGAATTTGATGTTGTGTGAGTACAATGCCTAAGATATTGTGTTCGATTGCAACCCGCGGTAGGTATTTCTCTACACTGCCGCTAGTGTTAAATGCGGTGATTAACCAGACGCGTCCCGTAGATAAAGTTGTTATTTTTGATGACAACGACGAGCCGCAAGACATGCGAAAAGAGTTGGTGTACAACTACTTTTTTCAAATGATGGATTTGAAAGGTATTGCGTGGGAGTGGTTGTTTGCTGAGAAAAAAGGTCAGCACCACATTCACCAACGAGCCAATTTGATGAAGTTTGATTGGGTCTGGCGAGTTGATGACGATGCAATACCTGAACCCAACGTTTTGGAAAATTTAACCAAGCATATAGCTGACGACGTGGGTGCGGTAGGTGGGTCGATATTAACGCCACCATACTTGCCAGACACAAGTGAAGTCAGTGGTACAATTGACAAAATTAATGACGAACCAAACATACAGTGGGGAGTAATTAAAAATGTTAGAGAAGTTGAGCATCTGCATTGTAGCTTTATTTATCGTGCTGGCGTTTGCGATTACAACCTCGGATTATCTCGAGTTGCACACAGGGAAGAAACCTTGTTCACTTGGGGGCTGCATCGTAAAGGTTACCGGATCTTAGCTGTACCAAACGCAGTAACGCTGCACATGAAAAACCCGCAAGGTGGCATTCGTAGCGAGACACAACAGAGCATGTATTGGCACGACGAGCAGATATTTAAGAATATTATAGATTACCGCGACAAAACGATAGTAGTCTTAAATAACGGTTTAGGCGATCACATTGTGTTTAGTCATGTGTTGCCAGATGTTAAAAATGCTGAGGTGTTTAGCTGCTACCCTGAAATTGTTCCGGGTAACTCAATCGCCGCCGCGCAGGCTTTGTTTGGTGATATTGAGTCGTACAATGTGTACGCCAAAATGGCGCAGTGGGGTTGGAAAGATAGTTTAGAAAACGCTTACCGAAAGTTGTACGTATGATTATTATTTCACCATACGCTAAAGCGCTTCGAAACGGCAAACAAAACCCAAAAAACTACCCGTATTGGGAAGAGCTAATTAAGCTAATTGATGAGCCGATTGTACAAGTTGGCGTGCTTGGTGAGAAACAGTTAGTTGACGATTTTAGGCAAAATTTACCGTTAGCTGATTTAAGGCAGCTAGTACAAGACTGCAGGACTTGGATTGGTATTGATAGTTTTTTCCAGCACTTATGCTGGGACGAAGGCAAAAAAGGAATTGTTTTGTGGGGGCCTTCCGATCCATTAATATTTGGACACCCCGAAAACATTAATTTATTAAAAGATCGTTCCCATTTAACACCCAATCAGTTTTTATGGTGGGAGTTTACAGAACACAAAAAAGAACGATTTGTAGAACCACATGTAGTAATGGAACACTTAAACAAGGTATAAACATATGGCACAGTCCGGTTACACCCCCATAGCGCTATATCACAGCACCACTCCCGGCGCTACGCCCGCTGCTGGCAATTTGGTGGATGGTGAGTTGGCGCTTAATATTGCCGACGGGTACTTATTTTTCAAAAAATCTGGAGTAGTTCAAAATATAGCCGGTTTATCGGGGTATAGCGGAATTAGTGGATTTAGCGGCCGATCAGGTTTTAGTGGTTTCTCTGGTTTTAGCGGCACCTCTGGTTTTAGCGGCACCTCTGGTTTTAGCGGCACCTCTGGTTTTAGTGGCGCTAGCGGCATCTCTGGTTTTAGTGGTGCTGTCGGCTCGACTGGTGCTAGTGGTTTATCTGGTTTTAGTGGCATCTCTGGTTTTAGCGGCGCTAGTGGTTTATCTGGTTTTAGTGGAGCCAGCGGCATTTCAGGATTTAGCGGCGCGCAAGGGCCTACAATCTATCCCGCGGCAGGTGTCCCGGTCTCCACCGGGTCAGCTTGGAACTCGTCGTTAACGGCACCCTCCGGAAACCTTGTAGGCACAACCGATACACAAACACTCACCAACAAAACTATCACAGCTCGAGTTAGTTCTGCGGCTAGTATTAGCTCACCACTTGCTTGGAATAGTGATAATTTTGATCAGTACGCGGCCACCGCGCAGGCGAATGATTTAACAATTAGCGCCGATGCCGGAACACCAACAAACGGTCGAAAGATTATTTTCCGTTTTAAAGATGATGGCACCGCAAGAGTTTTGACATGGACAACAGGCTCAAGCAAAAGTTTTAGAGCTGTTGGTGTAGTATTACCCACGACAACGGTAGTTAATAAAACGTTGTACGTTGGCTGCATTTATAATCTGGCAGATGACCGCTGGGATGCAGTCGCTGTAGCAAGTGAAGTTTAATTAGGAGGAAGCAATGAAAATTGATTTTGAATTTGATACTAAACATGGTGTGTTTCGTGATGCGCTGCATTTACCTGACAACCATACCCACACTGACGCTGAAATTGAGGCAATGAAAAAACAGCGCCTTGACAATTGGATTGCGATTGTCGAAGCACCACCCGTAGAAGAAGAAAACACCGTTCAGGAGTAATACGTGGCTGATAGATATTGGGTAGGCGGTACTGCAAACTGGGATGGTACGGCTGGTACTAAGTGGTCTGCTACGTCTGGCGGACCGGGCGGGGCATCTGTTCCGACCTCTGCCGATGATGTGTTTTTTACAAACTTATCAACAGGTACCTGCACCATAGCAACAGGTAACACGGGTGCTAGATCCATTAACTGCACAGGTTTTACTGGAACAATAACTGGTAGTGCAAACATTACTGTATCAGGCAGTGTTACGCTTGTTGCTGGCATGACCCACACTTACACAGGTTCTTTGACTGTCAATGCTAGTGCAACAATTATATGCGCTGGAAAAACACTAGCTGATTTTTTAGTAATTAGTCAAACAAGCACGGTAGTTCAATTAGGTGATGCTTTATTTGTTAACGGTATTACTTTAAGTTCTGGCACATTCACCACAAATAATTTTTCTGTAACATTAACATCAAGTTTCAACTCAATAGGATCTTCTTCTCGTACTATTAATTTAGGTAGCAGCACTTTAACATTTGCAGGAAACGTGCCGTTTAACTTTAGCCCAAATACTAATTTGACGCTTAATAGTGGAACCGCCCAAGCAATTTTTACTAATTCAAACCCAACTATAACTGGAGATAATTTAACCTTTCCAAATATTAGTTGGACAAGCACAAGTGCAGGTACGTTTGCTATATCTGGCTCAAACAACACTTTTAATAATATATCAATTACGGGAACCACATTAGTTAGCGTAAAACAGGTCACGTTTGACTCCCGCCAAACTATCAACGGCACTCTGTCCACCACAGGCACAGCAGGTAACAGGCGAGTATGGTTTCGTGGCGCAACATATGGTATTGCCCAAACCCTTACCATCAACAGCGCACCATCCTTAACGGATGCTGACTTCCGTGACATCTACGTCATTGGCACCGCAGCACCCATCTCCGGCACTCGTATTGGTGACTTGCGTGGTTGCCGGGGTATTACGTTTAGCACCCCCAAAACAGTATATTGGAATTTAGCGGGCACTCAAAACTGGTCAGCAAACGGCTGGGCAGCAACGTCAACTGGCACACCATCAACCGACAACTTCCCACTCGCCCAAGATACCGCCACATTTACTAACGCTGGTAGCGTAACTGGTCCGATTACGATCAATTCCGATATTCCAACCATTAGTGCTGTGGATATGTCTGGTCGTACAAGTGCGATGACATTATCTATAGGCGCCAATCTAACAATATACGGCGATTGGAAAAACGGTTCTGGTACAACAATATCCGGATCAGGCACACTTATTTTTTCAGGACGCAATACTCAAACAATAACAAGCGCAGGAAAAACATTTTCAGGTGGAATCACAATCGACTCCTACGGCGGCACGGTTGAGCTTGCTGATGCGCTGAACACTGGCTCCCAAACCCTCAATGTTACTAATGGCACATTTGATACTAAAGGTTATGCTGTAACTGCTGCGGTTTTGGGTTCTGGCAATACCAACGTAAGAACAATTAATTTGGGTGCTAGTACAGTTACCCTAAGTGGTGCTAACCCAATTGGCTTTGCAACATTTACAAATTTAACTTTAAACGCCGGAACATCCCAAATTAATTGCACTGCCGGCGCACCAAGTTTTAGTGGTGGTGGCAAAACGTTTTACAACGTTTCTTTTACAGGTGTTTCGACATCCGGCGGAGCTGTTAGCGGAGAAAACACTTTTAACAATCTTAGCTTTACTGCAACAAGTTCTGCAGGAATAATGGGTTATTCATTTACCGAAAATCAAACCATCACAGGAACCCTCACCTGCGCTGGAGCCACAGCAGTACGCCGTATCTTCCTAAGATCCGACACCCTTGGCACAACCCGCACCTTAACAGTCGGCACTTTATCTGCAAACGACTGTGATTTCCGTGACATCACCATAGCGGGAACTGCTGCTGGTACATCCCCAACTAGAGCAGGTAACTGTGGTGGTAACTCAGGCATTACGTTCCCTGCACCAAAAACAGTGTATTGGAACTTAGCTGGTACACAATTATGGGCAGCAACAGCATGGGCACCGAGTTCTGGCGGCACACCCGACATTAACAACTTTCCGTTGGCTCAAGATACTGCGGTGTTTGATAATGCAGGTGCAGCAAATACCGTTACAACTGGTGGAGTAGTTTGGAACGCAGGAACAATCAATATGTCTGCACGAACAAGTGCTATGACATTTGGCCTAGATACTTCTTTTTCTATGCATGGAAGTTTAACTTTAGGTACTGGTGTTACAACAATAAATGCCCCAACTCTAACATTCTTTGGTAGAGGAACAAATACATTAACTTCTAATGGTGTAGCAATAACTTGGGGTATTACAGTTAATGCTGCAACTGGCACTTTGCAATTAGGCGATGCTCTTAATATGAGTTCTCCTGCAAGAACCCTAACATTCACATCAGGAACATTTGATGCTGTGACGTACAACGTGACAACAGGGACGTTTAGTGCGGTTTCCGCAGCCTCTGGCTCAACATTAAAAATGGGGAGTGGCACATGGACTCTTTCAGGTACTTCACAAGTTTGGGTAGGTATTGCTACTGGTGTTAATTTTTACAAAGGCACAGCAAATATTGTTCTGTCGGATACCAGCACAACAGCAAGAACATTTTTAGGTAGCAATCTTTCCTACAACAAGCTCACCATCGGCGGTACAACTGGCATATCAACTACTACAATCAGTGGTAACAACCAGTTCACTGAACTAGCCTCTACTAAAACCGTAGCTCACACTATTGCATTAGGCACAACCATCCAGACCTTCGGTGCTTGGACAGTTACAGGTACTGTAGGTAACGTAGTAACAGTTACTGGCACAGCTACAATAACTATAGCCGGAGCAGCAACATCCGGGCTTAACTATTTAGCGATGGGGACAACCGCCCTATCAACAACCAGTCCCGGCGAGTTTTACGCTGGCGTTAATTCAACCGGAACCGGCGCAGGCATCACATTAACAGCACCCCCAACACCCCGCACCGTGTATTGGGTTGGCGGTACGGGTAACTGGTCAAACACCGCCCGTTGGTCAACAGGTTCTGGCGGAGGCGGCGGCGCTGCAGTGCCAACCAGCCTCGATGATGTCGTGTTCGATATTGGATCAAACGCCACTGCGTACACGGCAACAATTGACCCAACTCAAGCCCGTTGTAAATCATTAACGATTGCCGGCCCAGTCTCAGGCAACGTAACCATCGCCGGAACTGGCGGTTTGGCAGCTCACGGAAACGTTACATTCCCAGCAACTGGCATGACTCGCACGTATACGGGAGCTATTACACTAACTGGCTCAACCACAGGTAGAACGCTGACAACTAACGGTATAGGGCTGGGTGCTACTAATATTACGGTTAATGGTGTCAACTGTGAATGGTCGCTTGGTAGTGCAATTACTTTTGGATCTGCTGGAGAATTAATTGTCACTAATGGTTCGTTTAACACGGGTAACTTTAATATCACTTCTAGTTTGATTAGCAGCAACAGCCAAAACTCCAGAACTTTAAACTTAGGGTCTAGCACAGTTTCACTTTCTGGGTTAACACCTCTTGATTTTGGTAATACAGAAACAATCCGAGCCGCTCTAACGTTTACAGCAGGAACCTCACAAATAAACGCTTCAAATGCAAATACAACACTTAGCGGCAACAACCAAACTTTTTACAACGTTTCTTTTACTGCAAACTTAAACGCAGTAACTATAAACGGTTCAAATACTTTTAATAATCTAAGTATTGCAGGAAGAACAACCGCAAACGTCAACTTTGTTAACTTGAGTGCCAACCAAACTATCAACGGCACACTAACGCTCTCTGCAGGAACTAACGCCACGATGCGCACGTTCGTGCAGTCAGACAACATCGGCACAACACGTACACTGACCTGCGCCGCTGTTGCGACACTTACAGACATCGACTTTCGTGACATCACGATTGCTGGCGCTGCGGCACCTGTTAGTGGTACTCGTTTAGGTGACTGTAAAGGCAATAGTGGCATTACATTTGATGCGGCTAAGACGGTGTTTTACAGGAGCGCTGCATCAGCCAACTGGAACGCTGCTTGGTCTTTTACAAATGGGGGAACCTCCGATATAACTGCTTTTCCGTTAGCGCAAGACACCGCTGTATTCCCATCAAGTCCTACGCCGTATCCTTCTAGCGGAAATACGGTTACTCTAAATATAAACTACAACCTCGGCACGATTGATATGTCTGCCCGCACCAGCGACACAATGACACTGGCAACTGCGACAGCTTCTCCATCGATCTACGGCAACTGGATTAACGGCACAGGCACTACGCTGACAGGTACAGGAAATCCGATATTCGCTGGACGTACATCACAAACCATTACCAGCGCAGGGAGGACGTTCACGCAAGGCATTGACTTGGACAGCCCCAGCGGTTCGGTGACATTGCAGGATGCGTTCAATTGTTCAAGGGCAACAGCAGGAACCATTGAAGTAATTACTGGAACTTTTAACGCAAACGGATACAACGTCACACTGTCAGGCAGTGCATCCAGTGTTGTTTCTTCAGGCTCAACAACAAGAACACTTGCCATTGGATCAGGGACTTGGACAATTGCTGGTACTAATGGGTGGAATACTAGCACATCCACCAACCTCACGGTCACAGGTACAGGTACAATCAGCCTAACCAGCGCATCTGCCAAAACATTTAACGGCGGCGGCGTCTCCTACTCAGGCATCACGCTTGATCAAGGCGGAGCTGGCACATTGACCATCACAGGTAACAACACCTTTGCCAACATCACTAACACCTACAGTGCAACAGGCGCCACAACAATAGCCCTAGGCACAACTACTCAAACTGTAGGCGCATTTACTGCTACTGGCGAATCAGGTCGGGCGTTAACCGTCACAGGCACTTCCGCAAGCTCTCCAGCCACGCTAATTTTAACCAGCGGCACGGTTACAACACCAAACTTTTTGACTATCACGGGTATTAGGGCGTATAACTTGGTAGATACTTGGTACGCAGGCAATAACTCAACTAATAACGGCTCGCTTGGGTGGATTTTTGCTTCAGCAACACCACCATCTGGCAACACCAGCAGTTTCTTCTTACTATTCTGACACTATGGACTTACAGACATTTATTAACTTCATCCTGCCAACCGTCTGCGGTATCTTGGGCTGGTTCTGCCGTGAACTTTGGACTGCGGTTCAGGAGCTTAAAGAAGATCTTGCAAAGCTCAGAGAAGAGCTGCCCCAGCACTACGTTAGCAAACAAGACTTCCAAGATCGTTGGTATGAGGTACTAAAATCATTGCACCGCATCGAAGACAAGCTAGACCAAAAGGTAGATAAATGATTATCGAATCCATCATCGGCGCATTGGTTCCGGTTGGTGTTGAGGGAATCAAGCAGCTCATTAATCGTTTTACTGGCGGCGTTAAGCCAACCACCATCGCCGAGCAGATCGAGCTCGAAAAGATGGACATCAGCCGCATCGAGGCGATTGCCAAACTAGACGCGCCAGCCGGCACACCAAGCCAGTGGGTGGTTGACCTGCGGGCCTCCGCGCGCTACATTGGGGCATTGTTCGTAATTGGTGTCGGTATTGGTACATTGTTTTTCAATGTCCCCGCAGAAATCCAACGTATCGGCATCGAGGCCGCTAACATCGCGTTTGGTTTCTTATTCGGTAGCCGCATCATGGCCAACTTAAAACGATGAAGTTATCACCAAATTTTACACTGCAAGAGCTAACCACCTCTGAGATTGCCCAGCGCCGCAATCTGGACAACACGCCCAACGCAACCGAAGTAGCAAACCTCGTGCGCGTGGCTGAACTTTTGGAACAGGTCCGCGCCCTATTAGGCAAGCCAATCCTTGTTAATTCAGCGTTTCGCTCAAAACCAGTCAACGATGCCGTTGGTTCGCGTGACACTAGCCAGCATAGGCTGGGTTGCGCTGCCGACATCCGCGTCCCCGGAATTACACCCAAAGAGGTAGTGCGCCGCTGCATCGACGCCAACATCCCTTTTGACCAGATTATTGAAGAGTTTGACTCTTGGACGCACATTAGCGTTCCAAACACCAAAGACCAACAACCAAGGCGCCAAGCCTTAATTATTGACAGGAACGGCACCAGACCGTACAATTAGTCCAAAATTAAGGAGGACGTCATGGTAAAAACATGGTTAGCGCCGGTGTGCGCTTGGGCATTTATTGCCAGTGTAGTATTTAACATAATTCAGAGCAAAGAGGTAGAAACGTTTAGCTGGGTGGATCACTCCACCGTTGCCCTTTTAGAGCATTTTGAGGGTAAGCGTTACAAAGCCTACCAAGACAGTGAGGGCAACTGGACTACCGGAGTTGGCCACCTCATTAAGCGCCAGACCCGCGATTTGCTGCATAGGGAGCTTTCCGAGGAGGAGGTAATGGGTATCCTATACCAAGACCTAGAAAAGTGCACCACGGCCCTAGAATCAAGTTTAAATGCTGGTGTGACGCGACCCCAAATTAACGCGTTATTGAGCCTCTGCCACAATATTGGACCAGACAATTTTTCCCGGTCAGACGTTATGAAGTACCTAAACCAAGGAAATATTTACCGCGCGGCGGACTCGTTTATGAACTGGAGCAACCCGCCAGTCCTTAAAAAACGCCGTCAAATTGAGCGACAACTGTTTTTAGCCGGGGCGTAAATCCCCGTTATTTTGCATTAGTAGATGTAGGACTGATCATCCTAGTTTTATCAATTTTAACCTCGAGGAATCACCATGGAAGGCTTTAAGTCAAACACCAAAATGAAGGCCGGCGTCGCTTGTTATAAAGAAGGGGGCTCGGTAAAGTATAAGTCACGTCACTCTGAAAAGTCAGAGATGAAAGAAGACATCAAACAAGACAAAGCGGTTGTAAAGAAGGCCGTCAAAATGCACGACGTGCAGCAGCACGGCGGCGAGAAGACCGACCTAGCCAAACTCAAAAAGGGTGGTCGCATGAAGAAAGAAGGCGGCTGCGTAGGTCGCTACAAGTCGGGCGGCGGTGTCTCGTACGGTGCTAAGAAGACCAAAGAAGACAAAAAAGAAATCGCTGCAATCAAGCGCATGAAAGACGGAGGCTCGTTAAAAGAAGTCGACGCCGAAGAAAACCCCGGCTTGGCCAAACTGCCAACCAACGTACGTAACAAGATGGGCTACGCTAAAAAAGGTGGTACCGTAAAAAAGTATGCTGACGGAGGCATGGTAACGGATGAAGAAAAAGAGCGCATGCCTGCTGGCAAACTACCACAGCAAGTAGTTGATGAAGAGGCAATGGCGGCCAATACAGAAACTCGCGAAATGGTCGCAGGTCCCTTGCGTAAATTAAAGCAAGGAATCATGGAGAAATTTAAAAGCAAATCTAAGACACCAGTTGCCCCGATGAAAAAAGGCGGAAAGGCTTGCTAATATGCCAATAGAGTCTAAGCAACAACAAAAAGCAATGTACGCTGCGGCGGCCGGCAAGTCAACCCTTGGCATCCCTAAAAAAGTTGGCAAGGAGTTTATCAAAGCTGGCAAAGCAAAAGCAAACCTACCACAAAAAGTAACCAAGCGAGCCTCTGGCCGCGGGAGATAATTTTGGCGTATTCCAACACCACTGGTCAGACGACAATTAATGTCGACCAGTTAATTTCATATGCGTTTCGTGATGCTGGTAAAACGGCAGAAGAGATGACGCCCGAGTATATTGAGGCAGGTAAGCAGGCGCTATTCTACAACTTGCAAAACCTCTCCAACCTCGGCGTTAATTTATGGCTGTTGGAAAACCAGTTATATGGCGCCCTTACGGCACAACAGCAGCTCTATCTTCCAAAAACTGTGATTGATGTCCGCGAAGCAAACTGGGTCTATGTCATTAATAACCAAGCATCTGAGTATTTGCCAACTAATAACGTTGACTCACCGGCTGCGTTTGATCAAAGTTTAGACACTCCAGCAACTTCGTTGTCAAATGAGAACTATTTTGGTATTGAGTACCAGCAGGCGCTGCCTGTGTTTTATGTAGGTTTTAATGCGTACGCATCACCGGGCAACACGGTAACCTACAACTTTGCGTATGAGACCAGCGACGACGGAATTACTTGGGCTACAGTAAAACAGCTTCCAGAAACAACTCTGGCCGATCGCGAGTGGGCCTATTTTAACATCGCAATTACGCCTAATCACAGGTATTATCGGTTGCGCGAGACTGTGGCGACCACATTCACTGTTCGCGAGATTGTGTTTTCTACTAGCCAGCAAGTTATTCCACTGTCACGCTTAAACCGTAACGATTACTGGAATCTACCAAATAAACAATTCCCATCGGTTCGTTCGCTGCAGTATTGGTTTGATCGCACCATCGAGCCTTCGATGTATTTGTGGCCTGTGCCAAACAACGACTTCCAGATGTTCCAGTTAATTGTGGAAAAACAAATGGAAGATGTTGGATCATTGACCAATCAGATCTATGTACCAGATCGCTGGATTAACTGTGTGCAAAAACAATTGTCCCACAGCATGGCGATGCAATTGCCCGGTGTTGATTTGAACCGCGTTACCTATTTGGAAGCTCAAGCGCAAAAAGCATACCTCGACGCGTCACAAGAAGAGCGTGACAAGAGCCCGATCTATTTTCAACCTAACATAAGCTACTACACAAGATGAGCGGCGCATACGTAATGACCTATGACAACCTGATTCAGGATGTTATTAACTACATGGAGCGCGACGACCCCGGTTTTATTGCGCAAATCCCGAGCTTGATCGGATTAGCTGAGTCTGCTATTGCGGCAGAGTTAAAGTCGTTGCTGCAGTTGACTGTTGTAGAAACTACTCTGGCAACCAATCAAGATGTTCTACAAAAGCCAGCTCGCTGGCGTAAAACGGTATCGATGAAAATAAATGGTCAGCCCGTGCTACTCCGTTCGCAAGATCTTATTGCTCAATACCAGTCCGAATCCTCTAACGGGCTGCCAAAGTATTATGGCGAATATGATTATAACAACTGGAACTTTGCTCCCAAACCAAATCAGGATTATCCGGTTGAGATTATCTACTACAGCTTAATTCAACCGCTTGACTCAACTAACCAGCAAAATTTATTCACGCGTGAGTGCCCGCAAGCGATGTTGTTTGGTACACTACTGCAAGCTCAAGGATACTTAAAAGCATTAGATAAGCTGCCAGTGTGGAAGCAATACTATACCGAGGCTCTTGCAGCGCTCAAAAAAGAAGACAACTCTCGACGCATCGATAGAAATACCACGATTCAGGAACCTTAATCCATGCCAACATTTACATCACCGTTTACAGGTACCGTTGTCCAGCCGACCGACGTATCTTATTACGACCTGCAGTTTAGCTCAAATGTACAGTTGTACTGGCCTGCGGTGGTTAACCCAACGCAAGTCCCAGCGGCTCGCATTATAGACTGCACCCCATCGACGTCTGGTTTAATTATTACACTGCCCCAAGCAAATCAGGGTGCCGTTGGTACCGACATTTTAATCCGTAACCAAGGCGCTAGTAGTTTTACAGTACGAAACTTTGGTGGTGTTGGGTCTGTTTTAGTAACTGCTGGTCAGTCTCGGTATTTTTATTTAGCAGATAACACGACAGCGGCTGGCGTATGGGAAAACGTTGTATTTGGCGCCGGCACATCTGCAGCCGATGCTGCTTCACTAGCCGGAGACGGTTTAGTTGCGCTCGCCGGAAAACTAAACGTCAACCAAAACATTATCGAGTTGTCGTCGCCACCAGCACTTACCGACGGCAATCGCGCAGATACGCTGCTTTGGATAGCCGGTAACAATTCAATTAGCCTCCCATCTACAACGGTTTTAACGGCCGGCTGGTTTATTGCATTTAGAAATGAAGGGACCGGCACACTAACATTTACACCTCAAGGCACATCGCTAATTAACGGTGACTCAACATTAAATGTAAATCCTTCCGAATCTGGTTTTATTGTATACCAGCAAACGTCCGGTAACTTCTTTACTGTTGGATTAGCTGTACCAGCTAACGTTACTTTTACAACTGCGACATATGACGTAGACTCAATCGTTGGCAATACTTTCAACCTAGTTTCTTACGCACCAATTATTCAGACCTATGTTGCGTTATCTGGAACTCGGTCAGCAAATTTAGATGTTACACTGCCCGCAACAACCCAGCTTTACATTCTAGTTAACAACACTGGCGAATCATCTTATGATATAAGATTCCAAGTTTCTGGAAGTTTGCAAACGCCAATTACTGTATCAGACGGTAACATTGCGTTAGTTCTGAGTGACGGTAACTTCTTATATGTAATTAGTCAAACTACTTCCGCTTCGTTTCAGGCAATTGACGGATCGGCTGGAGCCCCAGCGTATTCGTTTATTTCTAATAATACTACCGGTATGTATTTAGAGGGCGTAAACGTTTTAGCATTTTCAGCTAACGCCACTAAAATGCTCGAGATTGATAATACAAACATTTTAAGCCCTCAAGTATCGACCCCAGCAACTTTTAACGCGGCGTTGATTAGCGGCGGAACATTCTAATGGCGGAGCAAAACCAAACGCAGGCCCAGTATAGTCTGGTCCATACTCTTGGTATACAACCCGGCATTAAACGTGACGGGACAGTTTTCGACGCGCGTGAATTTAGTGACGGCGAGTGGTGTCGTTTTCAGCGCGGCGTGCCTAAGAAAATGGGCGGATATCGAGAGATTTTTGCCACGTTTAACGGCATCCCGCGTGGCATGATTACCAATTCGTTTAACGGTGTTAACTACGTTTTTGTTGGTAATGAAAATGGTTTAGAGATATTCACTACCGGCACCACG